AGAATAAATAAAAGGGGTGGAATAAATGACCACAACTAACATCAAGGCGCTGCAATCTTTTGCCTATCGTGATAACGGGGATGTTTTCTCAATCGGTTACGGTATGGTCGTTGAGGTTGATAGCACGCTTGCTAGCGGTTTCATCAGCGCGGGGCTTGCGGAAGAGTACGACGGGCCGACAGGAAGCACCACGCTAACCGCAAACGGAACTTATGACGTTACGGAATACGCTAGCGCGGTCGTTGACGTTGACGTGTTCACGGTGACTTACAACGCGAACGGCGGTACTGGCACGGTTGCGCCTGTTACCGTTGCCGCTGGAGATAGCGTAACGCTCAGCGATGGCACGGGACTTACGGCACCAGAAGGCAAGGAGTTTGCGGGATGGGCTAAGAGTTCTAGCGCACAAAGCGCAACGGTAGAAAGCCCGTACACGCCAACTGAAAGCGTGACGCTTTACGCAGTTTATACCGATGTTGTACCAGCGGGATAAAAACATTTAAGGATGTGTAACCAATGGACGAAACCACGGCAAGCGTTACCAAAGTAAGTGATATTGACGCACAGGCGGCGGCTGATTACTTGCGCATCGTTGAGCTAACCGCTAATGAGTTGGACACCTTAACGACGTTGATAAACGTTGCCAAGACGTTTATACAGAACTACACGGGGCGCACGGCTGACGAGCTGGATAGTTACCAGGATTTCGTTATCGTCGTTTACATCCTGGTACAAGATATGTGGGACAATCGCACGCTTTACGTTGACAACAACAATTTAAGTTTCGTCGTAGAGTCTATTTTGGGTATGCATTCGGTAAACCTTTTGCCGACGGTGAGCAGCAATGAATAACGCAGGGAAATATAACAGGCGCATTAGCATTTACGCTGAAACCATCGGCAAAGATGCGGCGGGATTCCCCGTAAAAACTCGGTCACTTGTTTTGCAGACTTACGCGCAAGTGAAAACCTTACGGGGAATGACGCTCATTGTAAACAACACGGATTTTGAAAAGGCTTACGTTAATTTCACTATCCGTTACCCTGTTACCGAAATCAATCGGGATATGATCATCGAATTCAGGGGCAAGACGTATACGATTGAGTACCTTAACAACGTAGACGAAGCGAACATAGAACTTGAAATTCAGGCCAAGGAAGTGACGCACTAATGGCACGTTTTCAGGTGGTGTTACCTACTAAGGAAATGGCAGAATTCCGCAAAATCCATGACAACGCAGAAGAGATTTTCGGCGAAATGGTCAAGGCGGGTGCAGAGGTTGCGCACGGAAACGTTATAGCAAACTTGCCCGATGGCATCAGGAAAAGCGCGATGATGAACAACCTTATCATTACCAAGGTTTTTAAAACGCCAACGGATGACGGCATCAATTGCAAGGTGATGTTTTCGGGTTATTTCGTTAACGAAAACGGCGTTAGAACGCCTGCCCCGCTGGTTGCCAACGTGTACGAGTACGGGCGATCTAATGCGCCTTTCCCGAAACAGCCTTTTTTGAGGAAATCATTTAACAAAGGCCAGATAGAAGCGGCGATGCTGCAAGCGCAAAGGAAAGCAAGCGGGGGACTATTGGAATGAACGAGCTAATACAGCAGATTTTCAGCGGTTTTACGGTTAACGGCGTGGAAATTCCCGTTTCGTTCATGTATTACGAGGGACACGGGGAGCCTTACGTTACCTATATGCAGTTTGACGTTGATAAATCGTACAGCGGCGATGATGAAATGCTTGGTTACGTCGATTACTACGATTTTGACGTTTACAGCAAGGGCAATTACTTGCCGATTATCGAAGCGATTAAAGCTATAATGTTCGCTAACGGGTTCGTGTGGCAGCTATCGCGTACAAGTCACGACATGTACGAAGCTGATACGGGTTATTTTCACAAGACGATTTGTTTTGCAATACCTAGACAAACAGGAGGTAATTAAAATGGCGAAAATCGGACTTAAAAATTTTATGTTCGGCATCCTTACGGAGGATAGCGACGGAGCCGCCACCTATGGAGCGGGTACGAAACCAGGAAAGGCGGTTTCGTGCAACGTCGAGATTTCGAACAACGAAGCAAAGTTGTTTGCAGATGACGCGCTAGCCGAATCTGATACTAGTTTCCAGTCTGGAACGGTGACGATGGGCATTGACCGTGACGATCTCACTACTCAGGCGGTGCTTTTGGGGCATGAGATCAACGACGGCAACATGGTACGCAACGCAAACGACGTAGCGCCTTACGTTGGACTTGGGCGTATCGTTACCATGATGGTTAACGGCGCTTACAAGTACAAGGTTGAGTTTCTTTGCAAGGTCAAGTTTAGCGAACCTTCCCAGGAAGATCAGACCAAGGGCGAGGATGTGGAATTCTCCACGGTCGAAATCGAGGGTACCGTTTCGACGCTCACTAGCGGCGATTGGAGCATTTCGCAGACTTTCGATACCTTCACGGCGGCAGATGCGTATCTCAGCGGCCTTTTCGGCAACACGCCTACTACTTACGAAATCGTGTACAATGTGAACGGCGGCACGGGTACGGCACCGACGGCGGAAACCGTGCAGGTTGGCGAATCCGTCACGTTGCCTGATGATACTGGCATGACGGCACCTAGCGATAAGACGTTTGCAGGATGGGCAAAGCGGCCTGATGCGACGGCGGCAACCTATGACGCAGATACGAGCTATACGCCTAACGACGATGTAACGCTTTATGCGGTATGGGTTGATGCGGCGTAAGAAACGATGAAACGAGGGGGGGGGCGGTAATCGTCCCCCTATAATGGAGGTTTGAAAATGGAAAACGGAAACATTACTTATAAGGGCAAGGCTTACGCGATTGTCTTTAACCTTAACGTCATGGAAGCAATACAAGAGGAATACGGTACGCTTGACGAATGGGGCGAGTTGACCGATGGCACAAGCAAGAACGGCGAACCTGACGCGAAGGCGGTCATTTTCGGTTTCCGCGAAATGATCAACGAGGGCATAGACATTGCCAACGAGGAAAACGGAACCGATGACAAGCCGCTCACTTTGAAGCAGGTAGGGCGTATCATTTCAGAGGTTGGCTTGGAAAACGCAACGGCTACCATGAACGAAACCGTTATCGAATCTACCAAGGGTGACGAAAAAAACGAGTAATCCCCGATGAGCAGGAATCGGAAATTGATTTTACCTGGTTCTACTTTATCGGGAAAACACGTTTCAAAATGGAATTCAAGGAAATTGGGCGCATGACCTTACGCAAGTTCATGCGCTTTTATCAACATTACAAAGATACTTTCGATATAGAAATGCGCCTTTACAAGTCAAACACGACTTATGCGGAAGCAGAAGCAAAGGCGATTCAATCCGAACAATGGTTTTAGTGGGGGGTGATTAAATGGCTGGTTTCGGCGGTTCTGTAAAGCTTACGGGTGAAAGCGAATATCGCAAGGCGTTACAGAACATCACCAAAGACCTTTCTAAAATGTCAAGTGCGCTGAAAACGCAAACCGCCGATTACAGCGCAAACGATAAGGCAACCACGAACACGGCGCAAAAGCAGAAGCAACTAACGCAAGCCTTGGAGCAGCAAAAGCAGAAACTTTCCCAGGCAAAGAGCACGCTAGCGCAATACACAGTTGCGATGCAGGCGCAACAGACGCGACATAACGCGCTTAACAGCGAGTATAAAAAGGCGGTTCAGGAGCTAGACCGAATCAAGGCGGCAAGCGGCGAAACGTCCGACGAGTACAAGCGGCAGGCGCAAGCGGTCGATAAGCTGGGGCAGGAGCTGGCGCAAAGCACAGCCGAACTTAACGAATCAAAGGCGGCTATGTCGGCGCTCAAAAGCGAAATCAACAGTTCGCAAAAGACGATCAGCAACACCGAAAAGGCGCTTGACGGATTGGGCAACGAAGCCCAGGAATCAGGCGAGAAAGCCAAAAAGGGCGGCGAGGGCTTTACCGTCATGAAGGGCGTTCTAGCCAACCTTGCAAGCAGCGCTATCATGTCGGCGTTAAACGGCTTGAAGAAGTTGGGCGCGGCGGTCGTTGACGTTGGAAATCAGGCGATTGACAGTTACGCAAACTATGAGCAGCTTGTAGGCGGCGTTGAAACGCTTTTCAAGGATTCAGCGCCTATTGTGGAGAAATACGCTAACAACGCCTTTAAAACGGCTGGGATGAGCGCAAACGAGTACATGGAAACCGCTACTAGCTTCTCAGCTTCATTGTTGCAGGGCTTGGGCGGCGATACGGCTAAAGCGGCTGAATATGCGGACAAGGCAATTACGGACATGTCGGATAACGCTAACAAGATGGGAACCGACATTTCCATGATTCAGAACGCTTACCAGGGTTTCGCAAAGCAGAATTACACCATGCTTGACAACCTGAAACTAGGCTACGGCGGCACGCAAGAGGAAATGGCGCGGCTTATCAACGATTCGGGCGTTTTGGGCGATAGCATGGAAGTAACCGCCGAGACGGTGAAAGACGTTTCGTTTGACAAGATGATTGAAGCTATCCACGTCGTGCAAACTGAAATGGGCATCACTGGCACCACAGCCAAGGAAGCGGCTGAAACGCTGGAAGGTTCGCAAAAGGCTATGCAAGGCTCATGGCAAAACCTCATGACGGGCATAGCAGACGAGAACCAGAAGCTAGCGCCTTTGTTCGGTAATTTCGTTAGCTCTATCGGTACGTATTTGGGAAACCTGATACCGCGAATCTCCGAAGTGCTAAAGGGAATGACCGACGGCATCAAGCTTGCCGTATCTCAGCTTTTCCCGCAGATTTATAGCATGATAGATACCTATTTGCCTGAACTTGTAGCAAACGGAACAAAGCTTATTTCGTCTATTGTGCAAGGATTGGTGCAGGCTATCCCGCTTTTAGTGCAAGGGCTTATGGTTGGCGTTACCACGATCATAAGCACGTTGGGCGCGGAAATACCGAACATAGTAAATACCGTTATTCAGGTAGTACCGCAAATTATAGAGCAGCTAATGGCTAACTTGCCATTGTTCATACAGGGATGCATTACGTTTCTTAACGGCATCGTGCAGGCGTTGCCAACGGTGATACAGAACCTTGTAGCGGCTATTCCTTTGGTCGTAACGTCTATAGTCGATGGGCTTATCAGCGGAATTGACGCGCTTGTAACGGGCGCGGTAACTTTCCTCAATGCCATAGTTGACGCTATCCCGCTCGTTATTCCCGTGATTGTCGAAGCGTTGCCGACGATCATTAACACGGTAGTTAACGGGTTGGTTAAGGCGTTGCCGCAGGTTTTGCAGGGAGCTATCAAGCTGCTTAACGGCATCATCAAGGCCATACCGCAAATTATACCGCCATTGGTGGCGGCGTTGCCGCAAATAATCACGTCTATAATCACGACGTTAACGAGCAATATACCGCTAATCGTTGATGCGGGAGTGCAGCTCTTAACGGCGTTGGTGCAGAACATGCCAGCTATTTTAGCGGGTGTTGCCCAGGCAATACCGCAGATCATCACGTCCGTTTTTGATGCAATTGTTACGGGTGTACCTCAGATAGCGCAAGCAGGCGTGCAGCTCATTCAAGGTTTGTGGGAAGGCATAACGAGCATGGGCGATTGGCTGATAGGGCAGATCAGCGGCTTTGCTTCTAGCATCGTTGACGGCTTTTGCAGCTTCTTGGGCATCAATTCGCCAAGTACCGTTATGCGCGATAGGGTAGGAAAGAACTTAGCCGATGGCGTTGGACAAGGTTTCACCGACGAAATGGGCGCGGTTTCCGCGCAGATGGCGCAAGAGGGCAGCGCAACGGTTGACCAGCTTTCAAAGGGCATGGGAAACAGGCAATCTAGCGTAACCAAGACGGCAAAGCAGCTTGCAACAGCCATCGTAAAGACTTTCAACGCATCCAAGGCGCAATTTGCCAACGTGGGCAAGCAGGTTTCAACGCAGATAGCCAACGGCGTTAGAACGGCATCAAGCCAGGTGCAGACGCTTGTTAAGAGTATGGTTAACGCCATCAACAACGCTTTCAAGAGTTCTAACGCAAGTTTTACGGCGGCGGGTAAATCAATAGCGGTCAACGTCGCAAGTGGAATCAAGAGCGGTCAGGCATCGGCAACCAGCGCGGCTAAGGCGGTTGCAAACGCCATTGCAGCGGCTATCAAGGCGCAAGTATCGCCGATGCGCACGGCTGGAAAGAACCTCATCACCCAGCTTGCAAGCGGCATGAAAAGCGGTCAAGCCACGGCAACCAGCGCGGCAAAGGCCATAGCAAACGCGATTGCAACGGCTTTCAGGTCTACCGTTTCCACAATGCGCACAATAGGCGCTAGCATGTCTAGCAGCCTTGCAAGCGGCATCAGAAGCGGTCAAGGCAACGTTACAAGCGCGGCGCGTAGCGTTGCATCGGCGGCGGGTAGCGCGGCGGGTGGCTACGTTAGCGCATGGCGTACCGCAGGCGTGAACATGGCGCTAGGTATGCGAAGCGGTTTCCTTTCGCAAGAGGGCGCAATTAGCGCGGCTGTTAACGCTATGGTTGACCGTATCACGGCTAGAGCAAGATCACGAATGAGGATTTCGTCACCGTCTAAAGTGTGGGCTGAAATCGGCGGCTACATGGCCGAGGGTATGGGCGTTGGCTTTACCGATGGCATGGGCGATACCAACAAAACCATGCTTTCGTCAATGGATGACATGTTTAACGGCGTGCTTGACTTCTGGGGCATTTCGTCACCATCCAAGAAGATGAAAGACAAGGTAGGAAAGCAGCTCGTTAACGGCATCAAGGCGGGAATAACCGCCAACCAGAAAGCGGCGGTTAACGCTTTCAAGACGCTTCAAAAAGCCATGTTGGGCGCGGTGGGTGCGTCTGATTATTCGGCAACGGCCAAGAATCTGATAAAGGCTTTTGATAAATCTATAAGCGATTCAATCAAGCAAAGCCAAAACCAAGCTAAACAGAGCTGGGAAAACTGGTATAACGCGCAAGTCAAGGCCAACGATAACGCGCAGAAGAAGTTGCAAAAGAAAATCAAGGCAACGAGCAACAAGAATGCAAAGGCCAATTTGCAAAAGCAGCTAGACACGCTTAAAGAGCAGAAAAAGACGCTTACGAGCCAATACAAGACCTTGGGCAAGGACGTTTTAAAGGCATACAACACGGCTATAAACGATGCCACGAAGGGCGTAACCGATTCGCTTTCGAAGAACCTTCAATCTATCGCCGACGCAATGCAAGAGCGCATGGATGAGGTTAACAAGCTTATAGACGATATGAGCGGAAAGCTAAAGGGTTACGGCGATCTCTTCACCATCGATGACAAGGGCATCATTGAGCTAGAGGATTTGAACCAGCAAACCAAGAACATCAACCAATACGGCAAGAACCTAGAAGCGCTGAAAGGCAAGATTTCGGGTTCGCTCATGGATGCTATAACGTCTTTGGGCATCGAAGAAGGCTTGTCGTTTACTAACAAGCTTCTTAACATCAGCGCCGACGAGCTGAAAGCATACGACAAGGCTTATACCGCCAAGGTGAACGCTGCTAACAACGTAGCTAGCAAGTTCTACCGTGAGCAGGTGCAGAAAATCAAAGACGATTACACGACGAATGTAACGAAAGCCCTAAACGATGCAAAAAAGCAGATAGAAACTATCGGAAAGCAGACGATGCAGGGCTTTATAAAGGGCATGAAATCCGTTAACTGGGCTAAGGACGTTAAGAGCATCGCTAACAGCATCGTTGATAGCTTCAAGAAGCAATTGAAGATCAAAAGCCCTTCACGGGTTTTCATGAGCCTTGGAGAGTACAGCGGCGAGGGCTACACAATTGGCCTAGCGGACGAGCTAAAGGGCGTTTCTGGCATCATGGCGGCGGCTATGCCCGATAAGATGGGGACGGGCGCGGCTTCTA